ACGATTGTTCCTGCCATGATTTATCCTTTATTAAGCGTGTATTGCAACGTAGTATTCTGCTGGATCGTAAAAATTATTTGTATATGAAACATAAGCAACACTTAATTGAGTAGTACTTTTTAATCCTGAAGCGCCAACAGTTCCACTACCATATATTTGTGCAAAGACTGCTCCATTCGCTGAACCATACATAGGGCAAGCCACAACTGGAGCGTAGTTAGCATTGGGCATTGCTGTTGAGAAATTAACAGTATAATTTCCTGTGCTATTACGAGTTACAGAACTAACATTAAAAGTTGAAACAGTTGCTCCTGTTGTCCCATTAAAATATACCCAAGCCTTTGCAATACCACTCATTCCATTATTAGTAGATAGTGGTCCTGAACTTGCGTTTAATGTATCAATTACTAATGTACCTGCCATAATTTTTCCTTAGTTAATTACCCAACGTGAACCGTCTGGGATGGTTACTATTACACCGTCTGCTACTGTTATAGGTCCTGCTGATTCACCATTATTACCTGATGTCATTGTATAGTTACTTGTGATGGTTTGTCCATTTTCATAGACACATCCATTAGCTAATGGAGTTGCTCCAGTAATCCAAGAAAAAGCTGAGCCGTTATAGTATAAAACTGTATTAGCTGACGGAGCAGCAATAAACCCTGTAGCATTTACTCCTGTTTGGTAAGGTATTTGTTTAGCTGCACCACCAGCTATATTTATTGAATAAGTAGCGTTTGTTGCATTTGTTGAGTTAGTAGCTGATCCTGCTGTTGTAGCAAAACTTACACTCTGTGAACCGATATTTGAAGATGTAATAAATGATCCACCAGATTGTGGGTTTGTTGCAGTTGTAGCATTTCCTGTAGTATTTTGGTTTAGTGTAGCAATATATGCGGGTTGGATTACTGAACCCTGCCAAGTACCAGTACTAATTGTTCCAAGAGTGGTTATATTTGTTGAACCAGCAAGTGGTGAAGCACCAATAGTATTATAAGAAATAGTTACGTTTGCACTGTTGTTAAATGCTGTTCCTGAAGAAGCTCCTGAACCACTACTATTAAAAGTTGCCGAATATGTTGTGCTTGAACTACCAGCAGCCGCCCAAGAAAAAGATGATCCATTCCAAGACAAATAAGTAACACCTGTAGTCGGTGCAGTAATAAATGATGTTGTTCCAGCGGTTGTTTGGTAAGGTATTTGATTAGATGAACCACTAGCTAAATTAGTTGATGTTGTAGCAGTTGTTGCACTTCCTACAGATAAGGTTGATTGAGCTACATATTGTGGAGCACTTGCCCCAGCAGTAAGAACGTAGTTAGTTGTACCTAAACCTAATGTAGAAGTTGAGCCTGAACCTGTTTGATAGACAATAGAACCTGCAGCTCCGCCAGCAATATTAGTTGCCGTTGTTGCAGTAGTAGCGGTTGTTGCACTACCTACAGATAAGGTTGATTGGGCTACATATTGAGGTGCAGAAGCACCTGCTGTAAGAACATAATTAGTTGTACCTAAAGCTAAAAACCCTGTCGTATTAGCGCCTGTTTGGTAAGCTATTTGTCCTGCTGAACCGTTATTTAAGTTAGTTGCTTGTAATGAATTACCTACACTTAAAGTACCTTGAGAAACATATTGCGGTGCAGTAGATCCAGCAGTAAGAACATAACTAGATGTACCTAAAGCTAAAAATGAAGTATTACCAGAAGAGGTTTGATATGGTATATATCCAGTATTACCATTAGCTATATTAGTTGCTGTCGTAGCACTTGTAGCAGTTGCTGCATTTCCACCAATAGATAAACCTGCTGCTGTTCCAGTAAGTCCAGTTCCAGCGCCGCTAAATATACTTGCGGTAAATGTTCCAGATGTTGAATTAGAAGCTGGATAAAAATTTGTACCATCACAATAAACAATCATTGCAGATGCTGTAGATGTATACGGTATAGATACGGTAGCACCTGTGGTTGCGCCAATGGTAATGGCTACATTGGTTCTATTAATAACTACATAAAGTTTAGTAACTAGCGGAGCAACAATCTGATTAAATGATCCAGGAGAACCATTAGCAATGATAACCATCTTACGAGCTTCATCACTAGCATAATTAATATTGCTTAATGTATAGTTATTTGATCCGTTAAAAGTAATGCTTGATACACCAGCAATTGAATCGTCAATTAACTGCATGTTTGTATTTACAGAAGTACCCCAAGTACCTGACTGATCCCCAGTGTTTATTTCTTGTAGTAATAGACTAGTTGTAGGTGTAGACATACAAATCCTTATTGAGAATCATTAATCAAAGTCCATGCTGTTGATTGCGTATTGTTAATATTATCCCATGTTACTGTACTACTATTATTAATAGCATTCCATGTTACTGTCTGATCATCATTAATTTTAACCCATCCTGTAACAATGTAAAGAGCTAATAAGTTAATATTTTCGGCAATGTTTTCAAGAAAATTAGATTGTTGAGTACTAAAATCCGTTAAAGTTACATTTTCAGAAATAGTATCTAAAAACTGGGCAGTTATAGACTGTACAGAAGCAACCGCTGAATTCTCAATAATAGATAGTAAATATATAGAAACTATTGTTTCTACGTCTGCCATAGTCACAGCTTCAGCGATACTTGTAGAGTATTGAGCTGAGATTGACGAGCTATCGTTTACACCTATATTTTCAGTATCGGACACAGCAAAAGCAGCTTTTATTGTTTCAGCATCTGCTAAATTACTATTTTCACTAATTGAATTCAAGAAAGTAGACTGCTGAGTACTAGAATCAGCTACAGTAATATTCTCGGTATCTGATACAGCAAACCCAGCTCCAATAGATTCGGTTTCAGCAGATGTAATTGGTTCAGTTCTAGTTTGCAAGAAAGTAGATTGTTGAGTGCTGGAATCGTCTGGATTAATGTTTTCAGTATCGCTAACCGCAAACTGAGCAGTAATTGAATCTGTTTCTGCCAAAGTAATGTTTTCAGTATCTGTAAAGTTAAAACTAGAGGCTTGACTATTAGAGTCAGCAATATTGACGTTCTCTGTATCAGATTCTAAAGCCGCAAAGTATTGAGCACTAAAATCAGCCATAGTTACAGCTTCTGTGTCGCTTACTGCAAACTGCGCAGCAATACTAGGCGTATCTAATTGCGTTAAGTTTTCTGAGATAGACTCTAAGAATGCAGATATTTGAGTGCTTGAATCCGCTATACCAGTGTTTTCAGTAACACTTCCATACAAGTTTTGTTGTTCTGCATCACCATTGTTCATGGTAATGTTATCGGTAAAACTAAACAAAAAAGCATCTAACTGCGTACTAGAATCGGCTAATCCTGAGTTTTCAGTAATGGAAAACGTATATAGGGTTGTACCTAAGCCAGCGTAGGGTGCTTGCGCAAAGGTTGATATACCAAACATTATCTAAACCTCGGACCATTAACCCACATAGTTGCGCTATATCTTACGCCAGATTCAATGGGGATAACTCTATGTTCTAAGAATGATGGAAATGCGATAATAGAACCTTTTTCTAAAGGCGCTGTATAGTCTTGATATAACTTAAGTTGAAACTGCCCACCAGTAAATTCGCTTGGATCATTCATTAAACAAACTACTGTTATCTTTCTATCTATTGGTCTGCCAGATAAAGGAAACGTATCTACGTGCCAATGGTAATGTTGTTTTGGCCCATATTCTGCATATTGAACAGCTTCATGTCCTTTAGCATCAAAATCCCAGCCGCATTCTTTATTGGCAATCATGGCAAAGTTATACATCTTTAGACCAAACCAATTATCATCTTCAGCAAATGCAACTGTTGTATCTCTACCAACAACATCTAAGCTTTCCCCATCCGGACCCATTGTGGCTTTCTTAGTTTCAATCGCTTTAAATTCTTGGTTAGCCTTATTAATCTCTTCTTCAGGTACTCGTCCAAGATACCAAATAGGGAGATGACTCATACAATAACCGCCCTATAACCTGTAGCCACAGTTAAGGTAACGCCCGTGTTAATTGTCAAAGGTCCAGCTGCCATAGCGTTATAACCTGTAATAGTTAAGTTAGACGATAAAGTATTTGCATTTTGGAAGAATGGTCCAGTAGAAGGTAATTGGTTTGGTCCAGCAGGTCCAGTTGGTCCTGTCGGCCCAGTTGGTCCAGTAGGTCCTGGGCTTCCAGTTGGTCCAGTTGGTCCGGGGCTACCTGTAGATCCAGTTGGTCCTGTGGGTCCTGTACTACCTGTCGGTCCAGCAGGAATACCAAAGTTAAATACAGCTGCACTAGATGTGCCTGAATTTGAAACTGTTGCTGGTGAACCAGCAGTAAGTGTACTTGTTGTACCTACAGAAATTGTAGCAGCAGTTCCGGGGCTTCCTGTTGGACCTGTTGGTCCGGGACTTCCAGTTGGTCCAGTTGGTCCGGGGCTACCTGTAGGTCCTGTTGGTCCGGTAGGACCAGTAGAAGATGCCCAAGCAAAAGTACTACCTGTCCACTGTAAATATGTACTTGCTACAGTAGGCGCAACAATAAATGATGATGCACTTGAGCCAGTATTGTATTGAATCTGATTGGCTGCGCCACCTGATTGGTTAGTTGCAGTTGTTGCTGTAGTAGCAGTGGCAGCGTTACCTCCAATAGACAAGCTTGATGCTGTGCCTGTTAGACCTGTACCTGCGCCTGAGAATGAACCTGTTACGTTAAATACACCTGCATTTGTTAAAGTTGCTCTAGTGGTCATTGTTCCACTAGCAGAGCCATTTTCAGAACCAAAATACATGATTCCTGAACCATATACAATAGCACCATGAGAACCTGTACCCGAACCAATAACAATACCGGGCGCACTAAATCCTGATGTTGAGTCTGTTACTTGACCACCACCAAAACCTGCTACTGAAGATGGAGAAATAGCCGTTCCTTGTCCTGCCAAAACATATTGACTAAAGTTTCCTGTTGTTGCGCTAACAGAACCACCTGAAAGGTTTGTAGCAGTTGTAGCAGTTGTTGCTGTTCCACTTAAACTAGCAGTAATAGTACCTGCACTAAAATTACCAGAACCGTCCCTAGCAACAATAGTTGATGCTGTGTTTGCGCTAGTGGCATTGGATGTTACTGTAAATGTTTGTGCAGAACTTCCGTTAAATGTTGCAGAACCCGATAAACCTGTACCCGAAGTTGCTAATGTTAAAGCGTTTGCTACCGATCCAGCAGAGCCTGTTGTGTTTTGGTTAAGCGTAGGAATATCAGCGGCTACGATTGCTCTGAATGTAGGAGCACCTGCCGCACCATTAGGAGCCGCCAAGAAATAGTTTGCTGTCTTAGATGCATACGGATTCTGTGTATCGCCATAACCTGATGCAAGACTGATTGCAGGTGTATTACCACCTGAAGATACAACAGGAGAAGTGCCTGTAACAGATGTAACTGTACCGCCACTCGATGGGCTTGTGTTTGTAATAGTTATACCGCCAGCTGAGTTAGTAACAGATATCCCTGTACCAGCAGTTAAGGTTGTTCTAGTAAATCCTGTTCCATTCCCAATATCTAAAGCGCCGTTAGCTGGAGTTGTTGTTAATCCGGTTCCACCATTTGCTACTGCTAATGTACCTGTTGCTTGGTTTACAGGAACTGAAGTAGCGTTGGTTAAAACTATAGCACTAGGTGTGCCTAAGTTTGGAGTAGTTAATGTAGGTGATGTACTTAATACTACAGAGCCTGAGCCTGTTGTTGAATAAGATGTGCCCCATGCACTACCTGTAGAGTTAGGTATACCTGCACCGGGATAAACCATAGGTGATGAGTTAGTAATCGTAACAGCGCCTGTGGCTCCTGATACAGAAATACCTGTGCCTGCAACGGCTGAAGTAACACCCGTGTTATTAATGGTTAATGTTCCTGAACCTGTAGTTGTGCTAATGCCCGTACCTGTACCTAATGAGGCTACAGTGTAGTTGGTACCATTACCAATTAATAACTGCCCATTTGTTGGAGTAGTCGTAACTCCGGTACCACCTGCCGCTGTAGGCAATGTTCCACTTGCTAATACTGAAGTTGATGTTGAATAAAGAGCATTTGTACCGGAAGCAAATGTAGTTAACCCTGTTCCACCATAACCTGTACCAATTGTGTTTCCATTCCAAGTTGCGCCTGTAATAGAACCTGTGTAATTTAAAGTAGATGTACCCCATGTTGTATTGGACGAAGCAAAAACACGAATACCCCAAGTACCTGCACTTGTGGAGTTTGATGTACATAAAAATTGTGCAGCACCGCCCGGTGTAATTGTTTCTAATAAAGTACCTGCATTGTCATATACAGTTACGTTTGCACTTGAAGCATTTGATATGGTATAAAACGTACCTTTGAGTAAAGTCGTTGCTTGTGGTAAGTTAATTCTTTGAGCAATTGAACCAGTAATAGCTTGAACTTGTGTAGAGCTTGATACTAATGATAATGCTGTAGAAGATGATATAGTTGCAGTAAATCCAACTATTGCGTTATTAACTGCTACGTTTCCAATACCCGGATCTCCAAGACCTCCAAATGATGCTCCACCAGTAGCAAACAATGTCATTGAATCCGATGTTGCGGAAGAAGCGTTTTGTACAAAATGGATTGCGTTGGATGTCCATGTAGATAAAACTAAATCAGAACCATATGCTTGTAAAAAAGAATTATTTGGTTGATTTAATGCATTGTTTTGGTACCCCGCTGCTGAATAACTATACAAGGAACTATTTGTTCCCACCTCCATATAAATGGTAGTGTAGTTGTTTGCGCCTGTAACAATCGAAGAATATGCCGTATTACTTGTATTATTTGTATTAACAAGATATAGATTACTTGATAAAGTATCAGCACCAGCAAACACAGCAATCTGTCCAGTTAAAGACTGACTGTATGTATTATCACCTACGTTTAATTTACCAACCGATGTAGTAGTGTTAGGTGCATAAGTAATATTTACGTTACCGTTTGCGTCTTGGTTTACAGATTTCTCAGCAGGGTATGTAATAAATACAGTAGATATACCTGTTAAGTTTATCGGTGATGTATTGCCGCTAGAGTTTGAATAAACAGTAGTTCTAGTTAAAGTAGGTCCTGTAGTTGAATATGTACCAAGACCAACTTCCCATGCTGTACCACTAACAATAGTGTAGAAAGTAGTATTTCCGTTGCCGACTACGGCAAAAGATTGGTATCCAGCTACTGCTCCAGCAAGGGTTATTGCCCCTGTACCTGTGGTAGCCGTAGTCTCTTGGACTCGGTCATAAACTACTAGAGCCATTTAGGACTCCTTAGCTTGTAGCGGTTGTGCTATATGTTACTGAAACTGTATCGCCAGCTGTTGTTGTTTTAGCAGTTGCAAAGTTACCTTCGGAATATAAAACACCCGCTGTACTAGATTGTGTACTTACAGCACCTGATCCTGTTACCAAGAAGCATCCATAAACTGTACCACCAGCGCCTGTAATTGTATAAGTAATTGCAGATGCAGTTGATGTTGTTACATTAGATGGTGTAGTTCCTGATGAAGTAGATGCAGCAAATACTGCTGTTCCACGTACTGCTGAACCACCAACTGTGTAGTTAATAAATTCTGTCCATGTATGAGATGCCATTGTATCGGCAGCAGCAAATGTTGTTGAGTTACCGATCAAACCTAAGAATGGTCCAACAACGGTATATGCAGAGCCTCTTAATAATGTATCAAGCATTAACTGTTTACCAACAGCAACTACTAAGTTAGGAAACTTTTCTTCCCACTTTAAGTTACCATCTACATCACGGCATTCAACATGGTAATGTCCATCTACCCCCATACCTTCCGGAATAGCTACATTTGCTTGTAATGTTGCTACAGCGTTATCACCGCAGCTTGCTAATTCATTTTGCATAATCTCTCCTAATCTGGACTGCTATAGTTAATACTACTTGTATTAGTTCCAATGGTTAATATCGCACTGTTGTATGCTGCTGTCGGAAACTGTACAGTAAAGCTCGTAGTACAAATTTTATCTGACCCAAAATTCAACACAAAACACGCTGCTCCTGTAGTTGCATTGTATACCAACGCACCTCGTGCAGTAAAGCTTGCGGGACTCCAAACTGCATTATTAAATGATACATAAGTTACATTGTATTGTGAATTTTGTGTTGGGTGTGTAGATATTGTTAAAGTCTGTCCACTAGCTGTATACCCTGTACCTACAACTTCATTTACGCTTGAGTAAGTAGTAGTCTGTTGCCCTAGATTTGCATTAGCATTATATAAAGCAATTTTATACGTATAAGGTGTACCAACAGCAAAGTTCTCTAATCCACTTAGTAAGTTTTGTTGAAAGACAGTACAGGACGTTTGGGTAATCATACGATAACATTACCTCTAAGATTAGTGTTAAGTTTAGTTTGTCCATCTCTGTAAGCATCGCCACGTTCAAGACCATTACCAAGACGGATAGCTAATTGAAGAGCCTCTTTATATTTATCTTCATAATAAGTAACCATATCTTGTTCTTGTTTCATAAATAACATAGCTTCACGCATAGAACCGTATAAAAGAACAGGATCAAAATTATCGCCAAGCCATGATGTACCAGTAGAATTATTTACCGCAGTTATAGGAATAGAAAAACCAACACCAGATGAACCTATATAACCACTAGCTGCAGTTAATGTTTCGTTATTAGCGTAAAATTGTCCGCCATTAGTTAATGTAACTGAACTTACTTGTCCGCTACTATTAACAGTAATATTTGCAGTTGCGCTACTACCAGCTCCAACATTTGTACCTGAATAAACTAATGGTACTTCCACATAATTTCCTGGTGTATATGCGCTACCAGCTGTAATAGCTCCTAATGTAGAAATAATACCTTGCACGATTGAAGGTGGATAATAAAAATAATGTAATTCTGCGCTGTAAGCGGAATCTGGTGTAGGGCCAAGAATCAATGACAATTCATTGATGTTTGAATATTGGCTACCAAATAAAGCATAATATTTTGGAGTTCCTGTTTGGCTTGGATCTGGATATAGCTGACGTATAAAGTTAACGTCTTTGTTAAGCAGATAAGTATAAGGAACTGTGTAAATTGACCCTGTAGATTGATACAAGGCTAAAGAATATGTCGATATATAATCGTTTGGTAAAGATAAATAAGGATTAGTTGCAGTTAAAGATCCAGTTACATTTTTGCGCAAAGACGGAAATTGAACAGAGTTATAAACTCTCTCTTCACACTGCTGAACAAACGTAGGAATATTAGCTACAAATAATGATTCCGTATTTTCAGAGTAGTCTTGTATTGCTTGATATAACTGGACGTAGTTCATTACTGCACTTTTTCTTCTGGCTGTGTTTCTTGTGCAGATGCAATTACTTTACTAGCAGCAGCTTGTGCTTGCAGTTTTTGTAAAACCATAAACGCACCGCTTTTAGTAGGTAATTCACCCAATACATTACACACAAATTCAAATTCATTTTGTTCTAATTGAAAGTTCATATTTTCCTCTTTAGTTAAAATTAAGCCATCGGGCCACGTGCCATACGCCCTTTGGTTGCTGCACCGGAACCACGGACTTCAATACCATCAGTCTTTGGTCCACGAGTCTTGTTACCGATAGATACAGTCATAGCAGGACCGCCAGGGACTAGTTCATCGGCTCTCATAGTATTTGGATCTTTCATATCATGTCCAGTAGCTTTACGTTCTGCAGCTACGCCAGTACCATTCTTTTCGTACTCTTCTGCTGGACCATTATTCTTAGCACGCCCAGTATGCATAGGCGAACTATTTCTAGTAGTTGGTTTAATCTGAGTAGCCATTATTTGCTCCCAGGTTTTTGGTTATGAGCACGAGCCAAATTACGACCTACTGCTTTCATTGCTTTGCCTGTCACGCCACCTTTAGCCATCTTTTTAACTTTACCGCCATGCTTAAGACCTTTTTCTTTTAGCATTTTGCTGATAAGTTTTTTATCTTGTGCTTCGTCATCATGTTTCATAGTTGCCATTTTAATACTCCTAAGTTGTCGATACAGTAACTGTACCTATTGTAATCACTAAATTCAAGTCATTTGGAACAAAAGAATCAGCAAATCCTCTTGCCCCGCCAACTGGATTCCAACCCCACTGTGTCTGTCTACTACCATCAGACGGATAACCTGCATTATTAATATCGTTACTTGCTACAGGACTTACGTATAAACCTGTACTACCTGATGTGTAATATGATACATCTGGTCTTGGTTCACGTACACCCTGCGGGTCAGAAACAGGATACAAACCTAACTGCAACTGTGGATGATCAGGATCCCAACAAGGTCTACATACTTTTATCTTAAAAGGTTTAGTCTTAAGCGTCTCAGTACGTAGTTCATGCAACTTAAATCTTTCACCACAACGGTCACACTCCGCAATCGAATGTTTACCAGAAGCAAACTTATTTGGCATAGTTTACCTATAATAATTCATGTTGCGAGGCACAATACGCCAAGCAGCTTTTTCTCTATCCTCATCAGCTGCTAACGCAAACTGCTGTTCATATTCAGTTTTTAACATAGGAATACGATTAGGATCAATACCCATAAGTTTTAAAGAAATATAAAACGATAATCCTGCAACCATAACAGGAATCCAACGGAATGGAATATCTTGATTGATCACACCTGTACCTGCGTCTTGTAAACGTCTCATACGCCAGTAAACAAAATTATATTGAGTGCCAGGATTGCCAGTAGGCCAAATATTAACATTAGGTAAATAGTTTACGTAAATACTAGCACCTGAATTATGTGATGTAGCAGTTGTATTATTCTGCCCACGGAAACAATTTAAAAGCTGATTAGCATTACCAGTATTAGCTGTACCTATGTTTTGATAGAGTATAGTTTCTCCATCTATATTGATATAGCCTTGACTTCTTAAGTTGGCTGTACTAGCCACATATAAAGTCGTATCAGTTGCTCCAGCAGTTTGTGTTAATGTAGTTGTAGGAGTTGAATCTACGTTACCTGACTGCCTATCTACCCACACTTGGATAGGTCTCCCATAAGCATTTTTAGTAGGGATAGTAAGATATGTATCAGCAGATATACGAGTTATATTGATATCTACTTGGCTTTGTCCTGAACCTTGACGAATAACGTGATCATATAAATCAATCGTATCTACAGGGATTGGATAACTAATTTGTCCAGCATTAATGTTGATAGGTATCTGACCTTGCTCAACAGTCCAAAGATTAATACCACGATTAGCCCATTCAATAGTTAATAAATTAACACTACGGGCAGCCGTTCTAAAATCATATCCAGAACGTGACTGTGACCCGCATCTTTCAAAAGCTTCCTCAACGAGATCGCCCATATCAAGATTAAATGTGGATAACCCAGATGTACTCATGGATTAACTCGCAGCTGGAGTTTCAACAGGTGCAGGTGTTTCTACTGGAGCTTCAACAACAGGTTCTGGTTCAGGTGCTGGAATTACTGGTGGAGGAGCAATAACTACAGGTGTAGGATCAGGTTGTGGAACAATAGAAGCCACAAAACTTTTAACAACTGGAGAATCTGAAAAACCAGAAACTACTTTATCACTACCTAAATAAGTAACAAAGTCATTTAATAAATTATGTTCTTCGCTCTCTATTGCGTGTCCAGTGCTTTTAATATGCATCATGACTCTTTCAAATAAATTCATTTTTTCCTCGCTGCTTTCATGTTATCAATTAAATTAGGATAAGGTCTACCAGCTGCTTTGGCTGCTGCTTTTGCCGAGGCTTTTTTAGCAGAACTTAAATGCTTTGGTTTACCTAAACTTTTTGGTCTAGGCTTATCCCAAACTTCACCGCCTTTTTTATACATCGTGACATCATCAGGGTTATCCTTACGGACAACCGTTTTAGCTTTAGGCATTTTGGATGGGCTAATATCTCCCATCCCACGAGACGCTCTCACTTTTTACCCTTAGTCATGCCACCACCGCACATAGCTTTTACATGCTCATGATGCATTTTGTGAGCTGGGTCTCCATAATGCTTAGACACTTTTTCTTGCTCATGCATATGACCAGCAGCGTGTTGTTTTACATGTTCCATATGATGTTTGTGTTCCATGATTAACATTTTCCTTTCTTAGCCATTCCGCCTTTTTTCATTCCGGTTGTTGAACCAGCCATTTTAGGCATCATTGCACGTGTATGCCCACGTTCAGCAATACCATCTTTACTAGGAGCGCCTGTTCTAACTTTGCCCATAGTCTCTTTTGCCATACCACCACTTGCCATTTTCTTCACAGTCTTTCCTCCTTTTTTCATGCCCATCCCTGCTGCTGGAGCTGCTGGAGCAGGTCCTGCACCCATAGATGCCGCTTTCTTCGCCATCATCATACGTCTTGCCATTGCTGGATTCATTGTTGCCATCACATCACCACCTTTCTTAAATTTTTTGCCTTTATCGGCTTCACTAAAATCTTTACCCACGGATTGTGGGATACCTACCTTCTTAGCGAATGCCGGGGAGTGGGCAACCGCCTCCATCAAATTATGCTGAGATTTACTTTTGCTCGGCATTACTTGTGTCCTTCGATGAATCTGTCGAGTTTTGCTTCGAGCCTATCAAAGCGGTTAATAATTTGGTCCATATCGCTGCGAACTTCACTTTTAGTAATGTAATCACGAGCAATTTCCTCTCTTGTTTTATTTAATAATATACCTTGACGTTGTAATTCACTAGCTTTTTCTTTCAGTACAAAGCTTACAATCGCCCCTAGTACATAGGCTACCACAGTTAATATTTCATAGATAGTCATTTAGCATTTCCACCTTTTAAGGCTTGCTGCTTTACGTGTTGGTTTGCCGTTCTCATCTTTCATTGGTCCAGGCATACCAGACATACGAGCACAGAATGATTTCTTACGAGGCCCACCTTCAGGTTGGGGAGCTTTTAAGTTTGATCCCGTTTCCCTGTTATACTTTGCACGACCTTTAGCAGTAAGTCCAGCCCCTTTAGAAACCGGGAGTTTTTCGCCTCTTCCAACTGCGAGACTGGGTCCTTTCTTCTTAGTAGCCACATTACGATCCGTTAGAAATTAAGTAACCTTCTTGCGAAACTGTTAAAGCAGCAGTACCAGTGCTAACTTTTGCTTGCAATTGGATATCTGTTTTTTCAGCAACAAGCCTTGGCATTACTCGTTGTGTATGATAGTTATTTGTA